CTTTCGCGCCGCCTTGTTTCCCCCCAGCGCGTCGCCCGTCGTCTGATTGAACTTGGCAAAACCCTTGTCGAGATCCTCCGCGCTCGACCCGCCACGCTCAGCGGCAAAGCGGAGCTCCTGGAGGGCCGTAGTTCCGATCCCGAGATTCGTTGCCGTGTCACCGATCTCGTCGCCGATGTCGATCGTCCGCTTGACGAGGGCGAGGCCCGCGAAGGCCGCACCGCCAGCCGCGGCGCCGAGCCGGAGCGCGTCGGAGCCGAGGCTGCGAAGAGAACCGCCGACCTTGCCGAACGCCGGCCCGAGTTTGCCGAATGCCGCGAGGCGCGCTTGCTGGCGGTTCGTCCGGGCGACCTGGCCCTGGAGTCGAGCCTGCTCTGCGGATAGCTTGGCGGTATCGACGCCAGCCCGGCGGAGCGCCTCTCCAGTCCGAGCCGCTGCCTTCTCGGCGCGCGCCAGATCCCGCGCAGCCTCCTTCGTCCCGAGGCTCGCAAACTTCGCCTTGGCCGCTGCCACTTCGGCGCCAAGCCGCTCGAATGCCTTGACCCTACCGACGGTGGCCTGGAGCGCCTTGGCCTGCGCTCCGAGCTTCGTGAGCCGCGAGCCGGCCTTTCCCGTCAGCGCCTCGAACGAGGGGGCGAGCTTGGCACCGATTCGGATCGCCGTCTCGAATACCCGGGCCATTACCTCGCCTCCTCGATCGCGCGCCGGTCCTCACGCTGGATGGCGACCACGGTGTCAACCCAGCGGTCGAGCTCGCCGAGAGGCAGCGCCAGCCAGTAGGTGACCGGCGTGTGGGTCAACATCGCCAGTCGCACGATCATGGTCCGGGCGTCTGCCGCCGCACTGGCGGGACTCAGCCCTCGCCGACGAAAAAATCCCGTACCGCCGTCACCATTTCCCCGTAGTCACGGAGCCCCAGACGACGGAGGGTTTCGACCGGAATCCCACATGCCCTCGACGCGACGTGCGCCTGAAAGACCGGAGACAGGCGCGGGTCGATCGCCGGGACGTTCGCGTTTTCCGACAGCGACTCCCGATCGCACATCTCGAAATCCCCGCCCGTCAACTTCTCAAAGTCGAGGTTCAATTCCGAGACGGTGCGGGCTGGCTCGGAGCCTACCGCCGGTTCGAGCACCAGCGGCCTCGATAGTGTGAGCTTCACGGCGCTACACCCCGCCGAGATCGATCCGGGTCGCGCGCAGGTAGTCGACGCCCTTCACCTTGAACACCATGTTGAACTTGTCGAGCTCGATCTCCGGCACACCGGCGAGGACGATCCGAATCGAGGCGCACTCGATCTCGCATTCGCTGTCCATGACCTTCCCGGGTTCCAGCTTCCCGAGCGTGAGATTCTTGACCTGTCCGCGCACAAACACGTTCAGCGGCTTGGTCACGAGAACGCCCAGCATCGGGTCCTGAATCTGGATCGATCCGCGACAGTCGAGCGCATGGTGAATCGGCGTGAGAAGGCCAAGCCCCGGCGAGGTAGTCGCGCGCCATTTCAACTTGATCATCTGCGACGTGAAGTGTCCGAGCACGGGCGAGTCGTACTCGCCGGCGATTCCGGCTCCGGCGATCGTCTCCGTCATCGCCTCGAAATTGGGAAGCTCGATGTCCGTCAGGCCGAGAAACTCCAGGCCACCAGCGCCGCCGTAGCAGCGGAAGTTGACGAGCTTGTCTGGGATCTGCGCCACGGGGCCTCCTAGGCGAACAGCCCTGCGAGGGCCGCCGGGTCGTATTCGAGAACGAAGGAGATATCCTCAGCCGGAGATGGCGGAGTGAGCGTCACGTGGAACTTGACCTTGCCGTCGGCGAGGTCGGCCACCGGATTCTCGTCGCTGCGGAACTCGATCACGCCGTCGATCAGCGCCCCGGCCGCGATGAGCCCGTTCAGGAACGCGCCGATAGTCCCGACCACGCCGTCAATGAGCCGCCGATTCCCGGGCTCGTCGATGTCCCGGTCCGCCGTCAGGATAATCGTGTTGGCGATCCAGTTGAACATTCTGCGGATCGGGATAAAGGCGTCCTTCGGATCGGTCGTGCCCGGGTAGCCGCCGGTCCTGTTGCCCCAGAGTTTCCACCCGTTGAAGCCGTTCAGCATCGTGACGATGCCCTGATCGTTCAGACTGTTCGCCTGCGGGCGGGTCAAGAGAACGTCCGCGCCGTCGTCGAGCGTCATGGTCGTCGCCGACACGTCCTTGTTGGACGGGCTGGCATAGGGGATCCCGTCGTGCGCGGCATCAACGACATTCGCCACGCAAGCCGCCACCGTCGAGAGGTGGTACACATCGCCGTCGTTATCGGCCAGACCCCAGCACGTCACCATGTCGATCGAATCGAAGTTGTTCGTGGACTTCCACGCCGGCGCATCGGCGTAGGAAGGGATCGTCGCCGGGTTGCTCGAAAGGTCGACGATCGCCATCGCTCGGAAGGACCCGTTGATCGACCTGGCGATCACCGCCATCCTGGCCGCGATGCTGGGCGTCTCGCTCCACTTGGGGGCGACGATGAAGCCGGGAAGAAGGCGGAGGCTGGGATAGACCTGTTCGACGACCTCGAGCCCGGTATAGACGCCGCCGACGTAGCCGCCGATGATGTCGGCCGCCACCACTCCCGACGGGTCGAGGTAGTCGAAGGAGATGAGGAGGGTCGCCAGCGCCCCGATCGCGCCACCGACGACGCGGGAGACGACCACGAAGCCGTCATCGTCGAAGGCGAGCGTATAGTCCGTCCCGAGAACGTGGGTTGTCGCCCCCGTCGCGTTCTTGACCACGACCGTCGAGAGGAGAATCCCCCGCGTCGGCTCGTCGGGGGCGCCGTAGATCTGGAGGGTGTCGTTCCCGTCCACGTCGAGGATGTGGCTCTCGTTCAGCCCGCTCGACACATGAGCGGCGTTATCCGGGTCGAGGACGTTGATGCAGACGATCGGCCCCACGCTGTAGACGGAAAAGTGAGCGTGGACCGCCTCGTGAAGCGTCCAGTCTCCCCACTCTGACGAAGGCGTGATCGGCCCGAGATCGTCCACCGCTTCGGCCAAGGTGTAGTAGACGCGCGGGACGTTCACCGCCGCCACGTCTCCGGCGTTGATCGTCGCCAGACCTACGTAGACCGGCAGCCCCGCCGTGACGCGGACAGGAGGCCGTACCCCGGTCGGGACTTCTTCGATGCTGACGCCGTGTGCCATTCTCTAAGCCTCCGGGTTCCGAGCCTCGACCCTCGCGGATCGAGGCAGACTCCAGACCGTCGTCACCGTTCCAAACCACTGCGGCCGAGGCTGATCTTCGGGCAGCACCCAAGCCAGCGGCCCGACCTGCTCAAAGGCCGTGCCCTCGAGAACCGGGCCAGCGCCAAGGCTCTGCCGGATCGCATCGATCACAAGGAGAACGTCATGCCAGGCATCGTCCGTATCGCCGTACACACCGACGATGAGGTCAACGGTGGCTCGGGCGTCCTCATCGGCACCCTGCACGGTATCCGCGCCGAGTCGAGGGCGAACGATGATGAACGGAAACTCTTCGGCCTCGGCGATCTTCGGAGGTAACCAGCCGTCGACGATGCGCGGGTCCCGGGTCGCGGCCTTCGTCGGGAGGCCCCAGAATGCCGCCGCGACAAGTCCCATACGGGCCATGAGCGCGACCTGGAGCGCGACGAGGGAGAGAGGCCCGGCCGCCCTCGGGTGATCGAAGCCGCTCACGCCGCCCCCGCCTTTGCAAGCTCCCGATCGATCTCGACCGTGAGCCGTTCCCCCAGGACTTCAAGCGCCTTCTCCTCGACGGCGATTCGCACCGACGGCACGCCCAGCATATTGGCCAGCGGAATCGTGTAGAGGCTTCGCATGGCCGCACGGCCGGCCCGCGTCTTCTTCCCGGTGCGGGTCATCACCCGGTTCCCGCTCGAGAGAGGCGCAACGAACGCCCCGGGAAAGTCCTTCGCTTGGCCGCGCTTGATCTCGGCGCGAAGGACCGGCTTTCCTCGTCCACCTGTCCCGGGCTGGGAAGGACGGTGCGGGAAGTAGCCGACGGAGAGCGAGCCGGACCTGGCGCGGATCGCCGTCTCCAGGCTCTTCACCGTCGAGGGGACCAGGTGCATCATCTCGCGCACGTCTTCGGCTCGGGCCGCGTAACGGCCAGTGATCGCCTCGACCGCCTCCTCGCGCCCAGCGACGGCCGAAGCGTTCAGCGCGCGGGACATGGCCCGCTCCGCCGCGCCCTCGATCCCAATCAGGTATCGAACAGCCCGGGCCATCTCGTCGGCCGCGATGATGATCACGACTCGAACCAGCCGACGCGAATCGAGAGGAGGCCCATGTTCTCAGCGACGTGGCGAACGTCCGCCGACCGCTCGTCGATGAGCATCCGCTGCCCGACGACAGGCCGGACCGGGATATCGACGACCCGCACATGAAGCACCGTCTCCGACAGGTAGACGCCCTCGGCGGAATGCTCGGACCGGACCTCGTCGTCGATGACACAGATCAGGGGATACGCGCCGTCGATCGTGTGCGGCTCGCCGAACTCCGCCGGGTTCAGGAATACCCCGGGCAGGTCGGATTCGACTTGCGCCTTGAAGTCCACACCGCTCCGCTACGCGACGACCTGAGCCGTCAAAAAGGCGTTGTTCTGGATCGGGACCGGGAGCGGCCGACTCGACACCTTGAGCCACCTGACCGCCGGCTCCCTTTCGATCCAGCTCTCCGGCACCCGCGAATCA